TAGGTGGTATTCAAGTTGGAATAATATCTTCGCAACCTACCCCAAAGTTTGCAAAAGGTGGTGTATTCGGTGGTAAATCGCATTCGGAGGGTGGCACAAAAGGAGTGTTTGACGATGGAACTAGAATAGAAGTTGAAAAGGATGAAAGCTTTTTTATTTTAAACAAACGCGCTACACCTTTAATTAGTCATTTATCTAATATAAATCAATCTACTGGTGGTGTACCTTTAATGGCAAAAGGTGGAGCGGTTAAGTTTGCAAATGGAGGCGTAATAACAAACTCAATAACGGGGCAAATCGATAATCAGTACACAATGCAAAACGCATTTATGAAAGCTATTAGAAATATACCTAATCCAGTTGTTTCGGTCCAGGATATTAGTACGGCTCAAATGAATGTCGCGGTTGTAGAAAGTAAAGCTATTTTTTAATATATTTGTAAACATGAATATAGATATTTTAGAAAGGCTTCATGATAGCGGTGAACTTCGTGATTTAATACAAGGCGGTTTAGTATCAATTAATGTTTTAATGTGGTATAAAATATATAAGTCTTACACGTTTCAAATGGAAAACGGAGTGCGTAAAACACAGGCAATAACAGATATTGCAGATGTATTTAATGTGAGTGAAAGAATTGTTTATCGAGTAATAGCAAAATTTGAAAACAAATGAGAATCTACAGCGAATTACGTTACATTTTCTTTGATGACTTATTTGACTTAAACGAAAATATTTCAGTAGCTAAAATTTTAGATAGTTCGAATAGATTCAACTTCCAATCTGAAAAATTAGGTAGTTTTGATGTTGAGTTTTCAATTATAGAAAATAGATACGGAATGTCTTATGATTCTGAAACTAAATTTGAATCTATATTTTTAAACGGCTCAAACTTAAAAACAACAACAGCAACGGGAGATTACAAATTAAATTTAATGTTTATAGGTTCATGAGTTTAGGGAATGCAAGAATAAAACCAACGGCAACCACGGCAACCACATTATTAGAAGCCACAGCCGATACGGTTATAAGTAGTATAATCGTAACTAATCTAAGTGGTTCTATGACATCGTTTAGAATTGCTATAAGACCTCTAGGCGTAACGTTGAGTGATAGTCATTATATCTATTACGATTTACCAATTGATGGGAACGATACATTTGTTTTAACCGCTGGTTTAACGTTACAAGATACAGATATAGTTGAAGTTTACGCAACCCTAGGAACCCTTTCATTTAATCTTTTTTATACTACGTAATTATGGCACAGAATTCAGCAAAGGCGAGTTTATACGTTACCCCTTATTTAGATACTTTACAAGATGTTGTTATTTCAGCACCTGCAAATGGTCAAGTAATTGAATACAATTCAACTACAGGTAAATGGGAAAATGTTTCACCTAGTGGATTAGGTGGTGACATGATGCAAACGGTTTATGATACGGATGGGGATGGGGTTGTAGATAGTTCTGAAAAATTAGAATTTATAGCTCGTAATTCAACTGGTTACTCAATAGCAAAAACAAAGGTAGTTTACATAAGTGGCGCAACAGGTCAAAATCCAAACATATTACTAGCTGATGCAAGTTTAGAAGCTACTTCTAGTAAAACAATTGGAATTACTAGAACAGCTATAGCTAATAATTCAGATGGTTATGTAGTTACTCATGGAACATTACACAATATAAACACGTCAGGTTTTACGGATGGCGATGCGTTGTGGCTTTCTGAAACTGCTGGCGAATTTACAAATGTTATTCCCGAAGAACCTGCACACTCGGTGTTTATCGGTTATGTTGCATATGCTCATACAACAAATGGTAAAATTATTCTACACATACAAAATGGGTACGAATTAAACGAATTACACGGAGTAAAAATTACTAGCGAAACGGATAAGGACATAGTATACTACAATAATTCAACAGGACTATGGGAAAATGCGACTATTAGCGAAATATTGGGATATACTCCAACGGCAGGAAGTAGCGAATTTGTGTTTGTTTATTCTAAATCAAATTTACCAACTCCTTCGGGTGGTGTTATTACACTAGCAAATAATGTTACTTACTATTTTACCACTACTATAGATTTAACTGGCGATAGGTTAGTAGGTGGTGTAAATACAACTATTCTAGGTGGATCTTCTGAGAATTGTATAATTAAATCAACGGGGTTAAGTAGCGCGACGGCTTTAATTACGTCATCTTATTCGTTACCAATTAGGAATATAACAATTACACATGGTACAGCTTTAAATCTAGATGGTGATGGATCAACAACTGCGTTAGATTGGTTCGGTGTAAACTTCACGAACTGCGCAACGGTTGGACTTATATCCAATTACACGAATTTTATCATGAATGATAGCGCGTTTTTGAATTCTCAAGGACTTACATTCAATGGGACTATAGGCACTATTGGTATGACAAATTGTTTATTTGACTGCGCTAGTGGTGGTACGGTAATAATACTACCTAGTACGTTAACAATTTCGCGTAGGTTTAGAATTATTTACTCATCTTTTGTTGTGTTAAGTGGTGAAACTGGTTTAAATGCTTCTGACCTTGCTACTATTGGAGATGAGAAATATATTTTAGATACCGTTAATTTTTCAGGTGGTGGAACTTATTTAACGGGTTTAAATGCTACTTATAATAAATCTTTGTTTGCTAATTGTGTAGGTATTACAAACACGTCTACACGTGGATTTATGTACATGTTAGATAACACTACAGCCACCGGAACAAATAATACGACTCTTTGGTTTAAAGCTTTGGGTACAACTACAGCAATGGGTACAAATTCAAAGTTTACTATGCCTAGTTCAAATAGATTAACGTATACGGGAGCATTTAGTCAATCATTCATGGTTACAGTTAATTGTAACGTTCGTACTTCTGTATCTACTCAAAATATAAATATAGGAATTGCTAAAAACGGAACTATTATTTCAGAAAGTGCTATGACTATTTTGTGCGCTGCTGGTTCGACTCCATCGTTCGGAGCTACTCAAATAGTTGTAGAATTAACAACAAATGATTACGTAGAACTATTTGTTCAAAATTCATCAAGTGCAAATAATACTATTGTTTCAGATATGAACTTTAATTGTGTTAAGATTCCAGTATAGGAAGTATTGAACTAAACATAGACATCTCATGACCTACGTAAAAGTTAACGCCACGCTCGTTTAATTTCTTACGTAGGTTACCGAAGTCTTTTAAAGCACGATTACGTAAACTATCTGTATCAAAATTAGGATGTGTATTAAAATCAACTCCCCACATTACTATATTTTTAGCACCTAGTTTATATGCTAAATGTACAGCTACAAATGGGGATGTAATAGAATAAACAAACCTATCCGAATCAAACTCATCTAACACACCGCGACCACGCGCTAAGTCTATTAAAGTAAAATTTTTTACATAGTTTCGATTATCTTCTAATTGGGACCAAAACATAGCGTTTGATTCTGAATATATTTTAGGAACTTTATTATAGGCACTTATTGGGTCAACTACTACCACATGGTCAGTATTTATCCATTCGTTAACGTTATTAACTCCAATAGTTATATTACCATCGTGTTTAAAAAACTCTTTTGATTCACCTTTTCCTATTACGTGTATTGTCATTTTCGTGTCAATTTTTACGCAAATATAAGAATTAATTTTATACACATGATAGGACATGTTTACATAAACGGACAAATAGGTAACACATACGACGATAACGGAAACGTTACCGCAAAGGGTGTTGAACTTATTGATGTAGTTGCACAGATTCAAGATTTAAACGAGGTAGACGCTATTCATGTACATATTAATTCAGAGGGTGGATATGTATCTGTAGGTCGCTCAATTGCTGAATTTTTAAAATCTGTACCGAATTGCTTTACAATTGCTGAAACTCTTTGCGCTTCAATTGCTACGGAAATACATTTAGCTGTACCACTTCAAAATAGAATGATTGTTGAGGGTACAACATATTTAATACATAATCCATGGTTGCAAAGTGTAAGCGGTGACGCTAGCCAATTAGAGGAATACGCAAAAGGAATCAAAGAAACTGAAAGCGAAATGATTTCCATGTATGCGAAAGCTACGGGAGTATCAAAAGAGGCTTTGAGTGGTTTAATGAAAATTGAAACGTCGTTAACAAGCGAACAATGTTTAAAACTAGGCTTTGCAAGTGCGGTGTTACCAAAAATGGAAAAGAGAGCAGTTGCTCTATTATATAACCAAAAACAAATAAATATGAAAAAACCTTTAATGGACAGATTGGCACTAGCTATGTCTGCGTTTACTGAGGCTTTGAAAAGTAACGAGCGTGTGGAAGTAGCTTTGACACTTGTTACCGACAAAGGTACAATTATGACTCCTTTTGAGGATTTAATGGTTGGTGATTCTGTAACGTTAGAAGATGGTTCAGTTGCTACAGATGGTGAATACCTAGCTGAAGACGGCGTTAAAATCGTTGTTCTTGATGGTGTGATTACCGAAATTGTAGAAGCGGAAGTGGAAGTAGAAGTTGCTTCAGATGTTGTAGCTCTTCAAAATGAACATTCTGAATTGAAAGCAAAGTTTGAAGAGAAAGAAATTGAACTTGCAAAAGCTCAAGAAGTTGCTGAAACAGTAGTAGCAAAAATGGAAGAACTTGCAAAGTTAGGTTCAAACTTTACGCCTCCAGTTGCAAAAGCACAATTTAGAACAATCCAAGAACCTGCAAAGCCTAAAACAATGGCAGAAAGAAAGGCAGAATTAACTAACCTTAAAAAATAATAAAAATGGCAGTAATTAGCTCAAGTGATTTAACATTTAACGGACAAGAAATTAGAGAGATTTCTGAAGCGTTATTTACAGGTGCGTTCGCAAAACCTGATATTGCACAATTCCATGACATCGTTGAGGGAATCGTTGCGAAAAAACAAATCGTTATCCTAGGTCGTATCAACGGTCTTTTAGGGAAAGGTACAAACGCATGTTCTGAGTCAGACGCGACAAATACAGTTACAAATACTGATAAGTTTTGGGATCCTGCGTACGTTTCTGATCGATTAGCTTTTTGTTGGAAAGACTTACAAGGTACTTTCTTTATTTGGGGTGCTAAAAAAGGAATTGCAAAAGGTGATTTAACATCTACAGATTTATTAATTTATTTAGAGGAATTAGTAAAAGATGCTATCGTTGAAACGGTATATCGTTTAGCTTACTTTGGAGATACTGCAGCGGCTAATTACAATAGTTCTCCTGCTGGTGTAATTACTAACGGTACAGATTTAGCGTACTTTGATAAAATCGATGGTATTTGGAAACAATTATTCGCAATCGTTTCAGCTACTGCTACGCGTAAAACTGCTGGTTTCGCAACTAAAAACGCTGCTGCTTCATTTGCATTACAAGCGTTTGACTCTACTGATACTACAAATAAAGTAGCTACTACAACT